AGATGAGTGCAGCGTACTGGGCCAATAAGGTCAAGTGGTAAGCCATGCAAATCCCAATCCTAAACGGCATCTACGCTGACAACACGCCAGAGTTGCGCACTGCCTATCCGGTCAACATGGTGCCAGTGCCAAAACAGTCTGGCATCAGCAACGGATTCCTGCGACCAGGAGATGGCATTGTGTCCAATGGCACAGGCCCAGGCACAGATCGTGGCGGCATCAACTGGAATGGCATCTGCTATCGAGTTATGGGCACCAAACTTGTGACCGTCTCCAGCAGTGGCGCTGTGACTGTGCTTGGAGATGTTGGTGGGCCAACCACTGAGCTGGTGACATTCGACTACAGCTTCGATCTGCTTGGAATTGCATCCGGTAGTCGTCTGTATTTCTGGGACCCAGTGGCATCAACACTCACACAGAACACTGATCCAGACCTTGGTGTGGTGCTTGACTTCTGTTGGGTGGATGGTTACTTTATGACCACAGACGGAGAGTTTCTAATCGTCACAGAGCTGTCCAATCCATTGGCTGTCAATCCACTGAAATATGGTAGTTCAGAAGTTGATCCAGACCCTGTGGTTGCTTTGCTCAAGTTGCGCAATGAAGTCTATGCGATGAACCGAAACACCATTGAGGTGTTCGACAATGTGGGTGGAGAATTATTCCCATTTGCACGCATCGATGGCGCTCAAATCCAAAAGGGTGTGGTCGGCACATTTGCCTGCTGCGTCTACATCGAGCGAATAGCATTCTTGGGTAGTGGCCGCAATGAAGCGCCAGGCATCTACATTGGTGCGGCAGCCACTACCCAGAAACTCAGCACGCAGGAGATCGACAATCTGTTGCTGACATACACCGAAATGCAACTGGCTACATCAAAGCTGGAAGCACGCAATGACAAAAACCACCAACATCTCTACGTTCACCTGCCAGACCGCACCATCGTCTATGACGCATCAGCATCTGAGGCATTGGGTGAGCCTGTCTGGTTTACCTTAACAACCAGCGTTGTAAATTTTGCGCAATATCGTGCACGCAACATGGTCTGGTGCTATGACAAATGGTTGGTGGGTGATCCACAATCCAGTTCCATTGGATACCTTGTGCAAGACACTGGCCATCACTGGGGTCAGCAGGTGCGCTGGGAGTTTGGCACTCTGATCGTCTACAACGAAAGCAATGGAGCAATCTTCAATGAGCTTGAGTTGGTCAGCTTGACTGGAAGCGTGGCATTGGGAACAAATCCACAGATCAGCACCAGTTACAGCGTGGACGGTAAGTCATGGAGCCAAGATCGCAGCATTACCGTTGGCACGACAGGAAACACAGCCAAGCGCCTTGCATGGTTTCAGCAAGGCCACATGCGCAACTGGCGCATCCAACGATTCCGTGGTGACAGCGATGCCCATGTGTCATTCATCCGTCTTGAAGCCCAGATCGAGGCATTGGCATTCTGATGGCAACCGCACCAGTTTCCCGCAGGCTCAATTTGACGCGAGACCAACTCGCGGCATTTTTGACTGACCAGCAACAGATCAGGCAGTTTGAGTTGCTTTTTGCAACTGTAGATGAGCTTCAAGTCATCACAGGAACTGACTTCGAGTATCAAGCAGACACGGCAGCGGCTACAGCAAACGAGGCGCTTGCCCAACTTAGCGCACTCGCACAAGACACCGCAGTCGAAGACGCTGTGCTAAATGCCAAAGTACAACAAGCCTTGGATGCTATTCCTCGCCTGGCTCAAATGCTTGAGCTATTGGCAGCAGCTCCAGCCATCCAGAACAATAACTCGGTGGCCACCGATTACATCGACTTCAACAACAATGCTCCTGATCCTTCTATCAAGGTTGGCAGACTGCACTGGAATGGTGGATATACGCTCAATTTGGATATGACAGCAAACGTCAGTCAATCCATTGGCGAGTCGCAGTATTACTACATCAAAGCCTCAGCAGCCATTGCCAAAGGCCAGTTGGTCATGTTCGATGGCTCTGTTGGTGCATCTGGTGTGCTAAAAGGCAAACCATCGACTGGTGTGACAAATGGCCAGCTCATCATGGGCGTGGCAGCAGAAGCCATTGCAAACAATGGATTCGGTCTTGTCTCAAGTTTCGGACTGGTGCGAGGATTTAACACCACCGGCACACCATATGGCGAGGTCTGGGCAGACGGTGACATCCTGTACTACAACCCATCATTTGCTGGCGGCCTGACAAAGAATCTGCCAACAGCACCAATCCCTCACATCGTTGTTGCTGCGGTGGTCAACGCTTCATCAGCAGGCGCTGGCTCAGTTTTTGTCAGAGTTCAGGCCGAGCCATTGGTCAGCCAACTGTCTGATGTTTACGCGCCAACACCATCAAATGGTGATGTCCTCGTTTACGATGGAGTCCAACTACGTTGGGAGAACGGCCCAGTGCCAGCCTCAAGCCTTCCAGCTTCTGTCAAATCTAACTTGGTGCTCACATGGCTTTCGATGTAATAACACCCGCAAAACTTGGCCAAGCGGCCATCACGACAGGCGTGACCACGCTATACACCGTACCGGCCAGCACTCGCACGTTGCTCAAAGAATTCAGCATTGCCAACACCACGGCAGCGGCCATCAATGTGCGCGTGTTCTTAGTTCCATCCGCAGGGACAGCAGGAACAAGCAATGCGTTCATCTACGATCTTCCAGTTCCTGCCAATAACACTCTTCAGTACAACGGTGTCGAAGTGCTAAACGCAGGTGACACAATCCAAATTCAGGCAGCATCTGCTGGCCTAACCATCATCGCCAGCGGTGGCGAAGCCACATAAGGAGAATGAAATGACCGTATCAATCAAGGTGCTGATCCCACCAAAACAGGCCGAAAATTCACAAACTACGCAGTACACAGCTGTCAACTGCAAGGCGATCATTGACAAGTTCACGATCACCAACACCAGCGCAGGAAATGTGACGATCAGCGTCAACTTGGTGACAAGTGGTGGCAGCCCTGGCGCATCAAACCTGATTATGGACACGCGAAGCATTGCACCCGATGAAACCTACACATGCCCAGAGCTTGTCGGCCAAGCATTGGAGTCCGGCAGTTTCATCAGCACTATTGCAAGTGCAGCCACCTCGCTCACAATCCGCGCATCTGGCCGCGAAATCACTTAATCAAGGAGAACAGCATGGACAAATTCATGATGATGCCAAAGGGCTTTATGGGCTTGCCGATGGAGGAAGAATTCATCACCACAGCCGAGAACAAGAAGAACACCCAGATCGCCATTGATGACTGGATGCTTGGCCCTGAGAATCCAAGCAACGAGCCAACGGCCAATAAAACCTACTGGATCGCTGTTGGCAAGGCCATGCAAGTGGACGAAAAAGAAGCTCGTCGTCGTCGTTGCTCGAACTGCGAGTACTACGACAACAGCACCATGACGCAGGCCAAGATGGAGCGCATCCCACGCAATGAGTGGGACACCAATGCTGGTTTCCGTGGTTATTGCACCAAATTTGAGTTCATCTGCCACGACCTCCGTGTCTGCCAGGCATGGGAAGAACGTGAATTTGAAATGGAAGATTGACCAAATGCCAAAATGTGGGAAAATAAAGGCGCTGAGTCTATCGGGCCACCAGCAGCTCACCCTTAACAGGAGTTGCACATGATTGGTATCGATTGGCTCAAGGAGAACCTGCAAAGGGTTTTCATGTTGCCTGCGCCAGTCGTGGAATGGCTTGTCATGGTTTACGATGCCATTCAGGTGTTTGACGATATTGCTGATGGCGACACGGTAGAGCGCAAAGACCTGAATGCGACCATCTGGAACACAATGGTGGGCATGCATCAAAACCAATTTTTTATCACAAACAGCCACCACCTAGTGCCATTGCTAGCCACAGCAATCATGAAGTGGCAAGCCTCTGACCAAGCAGAGCGTGCAGGTGAGGCCGATGCCAGATCATTCGTCTGGCGTGCAGGCTACTACGATCTGATCCTTATGGCCGTATCGCTTACGCATGGCCCAGGCTTTGCCACAAAGAATGCTCATCTGGTCATGGATTTATATGGCGAGAAATTTGAAGACTACATGAAGGAGTTCGGCAATGCCTGATCCAGTCACAGCCCTAGTTGTTGGTGGAAGCCAACTTATCGGAAGTTCAATGCAGGCCAGCGCAGCTGGTGATGCAGCAGCCGTTCAATCTGGTGCAGCAGAAGCAGGAATCGCAGAACAACGCAGGCAATTTGAAGCCATGCGTGAATTGCTAAAACCCTACACAGAGGCAGGAGTTCCTGCTCTTAAAGGCTTGCAACCATACGCTGAGGCAGGAGCGCCAGCACTTGAGCAACAGCAGGCTTTGCTTGGACTGCGTGGGCCAGAAGCCCAGCGTGCAGCCATTGCAGGCATTGAAGGTGGTGCTGGATACCAAGCACAAGTTCAAGCCGGTGAAGAAGCATTGCTCCAGCGTGCATCGGCCACTGGTGGCTTACGTGGTGGAAACATCCAAGCCGCACTTGGCCAATTCAGACCGCAATTGTTGCAACAAGAGATTGAAAGACAATATGGTCGATTGGGTGGCATGGCCGACATTGGTCGTGTCACACAGCAGAACTTGGCCCAGATCGGTCAGTCCTCAGCAGCTGGTACTGGATCGGCAGGATTGCAAACAGGCACTAACGTGGCCAATCTGTTATCACAGCAAGGTGCAGCCCTAGCCGGTGGAGAACTTGGTGAGGCAAAGGCTTATGGCCAATTGTTCAATCTGCCAGCTCAGTTCCTTGGTATGCAAATGGGTGGAGGAAAAGCTGGAGGTTTTGGAAACTTATTCAGTGATATTCGTCTCAAAAAGAACATCAAGAAAATCAGCACACGCAATGATGGATTGAACGTTTACGAGTTTGATTACATTTGGGGTGGTGGCCGTCAAATCGGCCTTATGGCACAGGAAGTGCAAGGCGTGTATCCAGACGCTGTGTCTGAATCTGGTGGCTATTTGATGGTCAACTACAGCAAGGTCTGAGGATAACAACATGGCAATAAATCCATTCCAAGCACCTATCAACTACGCAGTCGATGTGCAAAGCCCATTTGAGGCAGTACTCAGTGGCTTCAAAATTGGCCAAGCTGGTGCGGAAGCACAAGCAAAATCACAAGCACTTGAGCAAGCAAGGGCAGCTCAAACAGAACTGACAGCTTTGTTTAAAAATCCAAAGGCAACAGCCACAGACTTTGCGCGTGTATCTGCCATGCTTCCAAAAGATCAAGCCGAGAATGTTCGCAAATCATTTGAGCTAATGTCATCTTCTCAACAGCAAAACCGGCTGCAACAGTCTGGCCAAGTCTATACAGCATTGAAATCTGGCCAACCTGATATTGCAAAGACCTTGCTAAAAAATCAAGTAGATGCATTCCGAAATTCAGGCCGTGAAGATGAAGCAAAGGCAACAGAAACCTATTTGCAACTGATCGATGTAAATCCTACTGGATCGCAGGCCACCATTGGACTAATGATGGCCACTTTGCCTGGTGGCAAGGAAGTTCTCGAAAACATCGACAAAACTTTATCGACAGGTAGAGAAGAAGCCAAAGCACCATCTGCATTGCTTGAAGCCAGAGCAAAGGCTGACAAAGCCGTGGCAGATGCCACCACAGCTCAAGCTACTGCCGGAAACGCAGCAGAAAAGGCAGTAGCTGACGCAGCCAAAGCAATGGCTGACGCACAAAAAGCGCAGGTCGAGGCCAAGTACGCAGAACAAATCACACTGGCAGACATCAAGAAAAAGGCCGCTGATCTTAATCTTACGCAAGCGCAAACTGGATCGGCATTGGCACAGACCAAAAAACTTGGTGTGGAAAGTCAAAAAGCCGCACTTGAGTTGGAAGCACTCAAAGCCACTGGCGGCCTTGATCCAACCAAAACATTTGAGCAAGAAGAAAAACTGCGCAAAGAATTCCAAGGCCGCACTAAGGTCTATGGCGAACTGGGCACCACATACAACAACATCAAGTCTTCAGCAGAAGCCAAGAATGGACCAGGCGACATTGCACTGATCACCGGATTCATGAAAATGCTCGATCCAGGCTCAGTGGTGCGTGAGACAGAATTTGCAACAGCACGCGATACCGCAGGCCTGTACGAAAGACTGCTCAACACATCACAGAAACTGCAAAGCGGTCAGCTCTTTGCGCTTGATTCAAAACAGCGTCAAGAATATGTCAATCTAGCCAAGCAATATCTGGATTCAGCTCAGAAAAAAGCAGGCGAAGACAAGAAGGCGCTTGGCGTGGTTGTCAAAAACTACCGACTCAATCCTGACAACGTGTTTGGCCCAGAGGACGTAGGTGGCGGTGCTGGTCGTGGATCAGTTAATCCTCCTGCTGCTGGACCACGCACTGTGACGGTGGATTACTAATATGGCCTACTCCATCACGACCAAAGATGGCATCACCATCAATAACATCCCTGATGATGTTGCACCAGACTCACCCGATCTAAAAGCTCGGGTGGCTGCAATTCGTGCCGGTGGTGGCACAGCAGCTTTAGAAGCACCAGCTGCAACCCCAGCACAGCCAAAGCCAATGGGATTTTTAGAAAGCATTGCCGAATCGGTCACTGGCCGCGCTCGCGCAACGCCTGAGACCCAAGCATTGCCTGAGTGGACAAGCATGCCAGAGCTGAATCAAATGAGCGTGGCATCGTTCAAAACTGCTTTGGGCACACTCATGAGCAACCCCAAGGAAACGGTGCAGATTCTGCAAGCCAACTTCCCTGGCGTTCAAGTTCGACAAGATGCCAAGGGCAACTACCTGATGCGCTCGTCGGTCGATCAAAAAGAGTATGCGATTCCACCAGGCTTCACGATGGGTGACATCCCACGCGCAGTTGGTGGCATTGCAGCCTTCACGCCAGCAGGCCGAGCTGCAACCATTCCTGGTGCAATCGTGGCTGGTGGAGCAACTCAAGCGGCCATCGAAGCGACCCAAGCTGGAACTGGTGGTAAGTTCGACACTGGCGAGGTGGTCACAGCCGCAGCAACAGGCCCAGCAGGGCAGATTCTGCAACGTGTGGCACCTCCGGTCGTGCAAGCGGTCAAAAAGGGCGTACAGCGCGTCACAGGCAAAGCACCAGCACCTGCGCCAGCAGCAGGCGCACCAGGCGCTCCAATGGGCACAGCAATGGCACCAGAAGCGCCTGCGCCAGCACCGATGGCCGCAGCAATGCCAGAGGTAGCACCAGCAGTTCCAGAGATTCCAGTTGCACCGGCTGCACCAGCAGTGGCACCAGTCGTGGCAGAAGTGGCCGAGGAAGAAGTTGGAAAACTGGTCAAGCAGGCAGCAGGCACAGGTTTTGGCTCGGCTGGCGCACGCGACCGGCTGGCCGATCTTGCCCAAGTCAATGTGGCGGCCAAGGAAGCAGCCGATCGACTTGGCATTCAACTGCCTGCCGATGTGTTCAGCGACAACCCACAAGTCCGAGCAGCCGCAGGCTTGACACGATCAGCTGCAGGCACTGAGGCCGAGGCAGCATGGCGCAACACCATCACACAGGCCGTGGACAAGGCCGACGATGTGATTAAGCAATTCGATGCCACATTCGTCGAGGGTGCAGTAGCACCAGGCGTGGTGTCGCAAAAGATCAAGGATTCGCTGACCAAGACTCGTTCAGACCTCAATGCGCAGGCCGGAAAGGTCTACAACGCAGTCGACGAGGTAGTGCCCAAGACATCGGTGGTCGATCTGCCAAAACTCAAAGAAACCCTCGACACCGTCAAGGCTGAAGTGGGCGAGAAAGGAATGTCGGCAGCCGAGCGCAACTTGGCCAAGATGATCGAGGAAGGCAACATCACATATGGCCGACTCAAGCGTGAGAAAACCCTGATTGGAAACGCCATCAACAAGATGGAGTCTCCATACGGCAGCATGGCCGAGGCAGACCTCAAGCGCCTGTATGCGGCACTCGCTGACGACCAGCTGACAAACGTGGGCAACATTGGTGGCGAGGAACTGCGCCAGCAACTGCGTGCAGCTAACCTGCTGTATGCCAAAGAGCGTGCCTTGGGCAAGCGCATCGTGAATGCATTTGGTCAAGACATCGAGGGCAGCGTGGCCAACAAGATGCGCACTGCCATCACAGGCGCGGCCAAGGGTGATGCAGGCGAGTTCAACCGTCTGCTAAAAACCGTCCCAGAAGACCTGCGCAAAGAGACGCTGGCCACTGCACTGGCGTCCGTCACACGCTCGGCCAGAGGCGCTGAAAAGGGTGGATTTGGATTCTCAGAGTTTGCCGACATCTACCCCAAGCTGCGTGCCAACCCACCAGTCTATAAAACGATTGTGGACACGCTGGGCAAAGACTCGGCAGATGTGTTGCGCGACCTATTCGAGGTCTCCAAGCGCGTCACAGAGGCTAGAGCCAATGTCCTGACTACCGGCAAAGCAAATCAAGCACTGCTGCAAGGCATGCAGGCCGAGAGCCTCATCGGTAAGGTTATGGAGAGCACGCTGTCCAAAGGCGCATTGACTGGCGCAGCCGCAATGGGTGGCCCTATTGCAGCCGCAGCCACATCAATAATCACCGGAGCCATGACTCAAGGCAACAAAGATTCACTCAAGGCAGCAGGAAAACTGTTCGCTGACGAGAACTTTCAGAAACTTGCCATTGAAGCCGCGACAAAGGGAACGCCCAGCGCAGCTAGCATTCGTCGCACAGCCATGTCACAATCCTTCCAGAAATTTGCAGATGCAGCTAAACTGCCAAAAGCATTGGATGCAAGGATTCAGTGGTTGCAGACAGCAACTCAAGCCGAGCGACAATTCGACCAGGAGAACCAATAAATGTCCCCACTTTCGATTCAAGTTCCTTTTCCAGTCTTTCAAGACCGTGATGGACAGCCACTGGATAATGGTTATGTCTGGATTGGTGAGCCAAACCTTAACCCTCAGACCAATCCTGTCGTAGCCTACTATGATGCTACGCTGACTATCCCAGCAGTACAACCATTACGAACAATCAATGGCTACATTTCACGTGCAGGAACACCGGCTCAAGTCTATGTGAATGGCGTGAACTACAGCATCTTGGTACAAGATAGCAAAGGGACGATGGTTTACAACTTTCCAAATGGAACTGGAATAGCCCCAGATGCTTGT